CTGTGCAAGCGGCCATTATCGGAGTATTCGAGCGCATCGCCCAAGAAACTAAGTGTACCGTAGTGTTCGTCCATCACTCCGGCATTGTCCAGCGCGAAGGTGTGTACACCGGGCGCGGCAGCAGCCAACTCACCGACAACACCAGCGAGACCATAGCGTTCAAAGAATTTAAGGGCGCGGAGCGTAGTCAGCTAGGTAACTACAAAGCAGCGCTGCGGCCAGGCGAGGAGGATGCCGCCATTATTCAAGTGGATCATGTTCGCTCCGCCGATGGGCCGCTAAATGCGATCATGCAATTTGTACGTTCGCCCGATAAAGGGCTACTGCGGTATATAACCGCCATCGGTCAAAAGGAAGCGCGTGACCTGGTTCACGATTGGATAACCGACAACGAGCAATTTCACAAGTGGGCCAAGGACCGCCAATTCACACAGACACAACTAGTCAGAGCTAGGACAGTCGCACTAGGTGATTTATCCGAACGCGATGCCAAATCACTATTCGCTGCAGCGGCAAAGGTGGATGTCTTCCACGAAATTGGTTCGCTGAAGGGCCACCCATTATACGAATGGAAAGCGCAAGAACCCAGAGTGGCGCAAGTGGGGCGCACCACTCCCGCACCACTGCACCACATGAAAAACTACGTGAAAAAGCGAGGCGCACGTCATGTCGAATAAACCCCGGGAAATAGTCACTTTATGGAGTGCGGCACCCTTAAGTACATGCACTGCTGCACTCCATAGCCAAAAACAGCCCGTGAAGGGTGTTACCAACGCTGGAAAGACGTTGGGTAACACAGCCTACACTTCACCATCGCCACACTACATGGGAGTGTCATCATGACACCCATCGCCATGGTGATAGATCGCCCGATGGCCGCGCGCATTGCGAAGGACGTCAAAGAGTTCGGCGGCGCATGGGAAGAGATGTTCGAAGTATGGCAGCGGCTGTCTCCGATGCAATACCTGGTGATGATGGCCCACACGAACGAGCGCATACGTAAGGGAGCCCCGTTAGTAGCGATGGCTGTCGATGACGATGCGTTGCGTACAGCGCTGCGCACGTTCTGCGAACAGCTTAACAATACGCGGTGTCGCTGGGCATTGTTCGTAGAAGCAGGATCAGCAGCGGAGCAGATAACGCGCGCTGAGATACTGCTAGATGGTATTCCAGAGGGCAACGCATGAACCTGATTTTCATCCAGTTAAGGAGACACCCTATGCGGTGCAATAACGATCATTTTGCCCTGCCGCGTGCAGCATGGCGTGCAGTATTGGCCATGGGACACCGCTGCCGCCACGCACATGCAGAGCATTTTGCCTGCTTACTCTGTATTGCAGAGTGCAAGCAAAAACCGTTTAACAAACCGTTGCATCAGTATTCGATGAGCGCTGTTGCGCAGCGCCTATCTAGCATCTGCGCCCCCTACCCCCATTACGCGGTTTATTTGTTGCTCTGGTTGGGGTTTTTATCCACCGCCGTGGCGTCGTCATGAAGAAAACCGTAAAGAAATCCGTGAAGAAATCCGCGAAACCTCGCAAGCCAAAACTCTCCGGCTTTCAGCGTCGGAAGCTGCGTCGCGAGCAGATGGTAGTGACACCGCAGGAAGGCGAAGAACTACGGCGCATCCGCGTAGGCCAACTCGAAACCGTCAATCAATGGCGGCGCGAGATAGCGAAGGTCTATCGCGAAATGCGCTTTAACACCATACGCACGGAAATCGGCACTCGGCTGGTTTACGTCGCCGAAATCGGCGCGCGCCTCGCGAAGATGCAGGAAGAGCTAGAAAGCCTTGAGGATTTGCGCAGGCAATTGGAACAACTGCAAAACGGCGGTTTGATAAGCCAGAACGCCGTCGAATATTTACCCGCATCACACGATGCATTACCAAACGGAGACACCTAAATCATGGCACTTTCACTTTTCAAATCCAAAGACCCGGCAACCCTCGCGAAGCCGGCTCTGTCAGCACTGCGAGCAGAGTTGACTTTAAGCACCGATCTGCGCAGTCAGATGGACAAGCCGAACGCTCGGTTGCGCATTTGTCAGGAGGACGTACACCGCGCCGACGCGCTGGGGGCGCAAGTAACGGCCGCACGTACCGCACTCGACCAGGCAGCCGCAGACGCACGTTACTCCGATCAGCCGATGCCCGATCAATCGGAAGCAAAGCGGCAACTCAAAGAGCTAGAGGGCCAATTCGCACGTCTTGACGAAATCGCACGTATCGCGCGCTTGGTGACGCCGCAATTGCAGGCGGACGCCGCCGCCGTTGGCCAGAAAATTGCTGCATTAAAGCCGAAACTGGACTGGCTGCTTTGTGAAGCCTTGGTTGAGGAAGCAATCAGTCACCGTGCGGAATACACGGCTGCGATGGAAAATATGCGTGCCGCCGCGCATAAGGTCTTTGCCGCATTCGAAGCGGCGACCGCCGTGTCTCGGGCATGCGGATTCGGTGAGTATTACGGTAGCGCGGGCCTTTATGGCGAACTTCACTTTCCGATACCGGTGCACCCTGCTTATCAGAATAATCTCACCGCCGAAGCCGCACAAGCGATAAGGCACGCCGACGTCAACGCGGTCCAGCAGGAAGCCGAAGCGTTGATTACTCGGCTGCTAAACCCGGAGACGTGATATGGCTCTTCGGCCCGGCGATCTCAAGCGCGCAGCGGAAACCTACATCGCCCGCGCGCAAGCGGCATCTCAGTCGCACGTTGCCGTGCTATGGCAGAAGGCGACACAGACGAATGACGCGTTCGCCGAGCGTGTGGCCACGGCACGCACGCGGCTGCACGCGTCCCAGTTGCTCGTCGCGGTGTGCGCATTCGATGCCGTTGGTCGCAGTGCCGGTGTGTGCCCGGTCGAGATGCCGCCGATCATGTTGGGGCTGTTCGACAAACCGGCACGGTATCGCGTGTGCTACGGCGGGCGCGGTGCGGGCCGTAGCTGGTCTTTTGCCCGAGCATTGATAGTCAGAAGCCTGCAGAGCCGCATTCGCATCCTGTGCGCGCGTGAATTTCAGAACTCCATTGCGGACTCGATTCACACGTTACTGTCCGACCAGATCGAAGCGTTGAGCATCGGTCGTTACTTCGAGGTACAAGCCACGGCGATTTACGGCCGCAACGGCAGCGAGTTTATCTTCAGCGGCATTCGCAGCAACGTGACGCGAATAAAAAGCCTCGAAGGCGCGAACATCGCCTTTATCGAGGAAGCGGCGCAAATCAGTAACACGTCATGGGAAATTCTAATTCCAACGATCCGTGCCTTAGGCAGCGAAGTGTGGGCCGCGTTTAACCCCGACCAGGCCAGTGATCCGACATACGAACGGTTTGTCACCCATCCGCCTGACAACGCCATCGTTCTCAAAACGACCTACGCGGACAACGCCAAGTTTCCCGAGCCGCTGAAGCAGGAAATGGAATACCTGCGCCGCGTCGACGACGACGCCTACCGGCACGTGTGGCTTGGCGAATGCCGCCAACACAGCGATGCACAGATATTCAAAGGCAAGTTCGTTGTCGAAAGCTTCGAACCGAAAGCGGGATGGGATGGGCCGTATTTCGGTTTGGATTTAGGTTTTTCTGCGGACCCCAGTGTGTTAACGAAATGTTGGGTGGCGGACAACCGCCTGTATGTCGAGGCGGAAGCATGGCAACTGCATTGCGATATCGACAAGCTGCCGAACTTGCTGGATCTGATCCCCACGGCGCGCAAGCATACGATCCGCGTTGATAGCAGCAGACCGGAGACGGTCAGCTACCTCAAACAGCACGGATTCCCCAATACCGAGTCCGTGGAGAAATGGCCGGATAGCGTGGCCGATGGCATTAGCCGCATGCGTGCGTTCGAACAGATCGTGCTGCATCCATCGTGCACGCACACGGCCGAAGAATTTCGGCTGTACAGCTACAAGACGGACCGGCTAACCGGCGACGTACTGCCTGAGATAGTCGGAAAGAATGACCATGCGATCGACAGCCTACGCTACGGACTCGCGCCGCTGATAAAGCACGGCGGCCCCAGTGCGTTGCTCTCGTTCTATGGGCAGCAAGAAAGGACGGCGCTGCAGAAGACGAAGGACATTACTAAAACGCCAGGCGCGGTCATCACGGAGCTAACGTCGCCATGGCACTAATTCATTCACGCCGAGGGGTCGCTGACACCTACTCGGCCGGGGATCAGACGGCGAGTGCCCCGCATTGCAAAACCCCGTCAGCCCGTGGGCATGTCTCCTCAGTGGTCGGTAGAGTTCTTCCCACCACAACGTGCCGCGACGGGCAACCATATTTCAATAACAGAGGTGATTTCTATGCATCCGATATTCGCAAGGTTATACAAAATAGATGAGGAAAGGCGCGAGATTTACGCGCGCGCCATTCAAGAGGTACCCGACAAATCGGGAGAGATATGGGACTACGCAAGCAGCAAAGCTCCGTTCCAGAAATGGAGTGCTGACACGTACGCGGCCAGCGGAGGCAAGAGCATGGGCAACATCCGCGCCATGCATTCCAGCATCGCGGCGGGGAAGGTGACTGATATCGATTTCAATGATCAGGAAAAGGCGGTGGACGTCGTCTGCAAAATCGTCGACGAGGGGGAATGGGATAAATGCGTCTCCGGCGTCTATACCGGCCTGTCGATCGGCGGCCGCTACAAGCGCAAATGGGCAGACGTTGTCGAGGGCCAAATGTGTACTCGATATACCGCGGTGCCGAATGAGATTTCGCTCGTTGACTCGCCCTGCGTGCCGACTGCTCTTTTCTTCGAAGTACGCAAGGGCGACGGTTCCGTGGTGCGACGACCATTCGCCAGAGGTAACAATTTTGCAAACGCGATGAACAAGTTTCAACACGCCTTGGAGGCAAATGGTATGAACAAGAATTCGAGCATCGATGCAATTCGCAAAATCCACGCGCAGGGCGCACGCCTACTGCCGAAGGACTTTCTGCACAAATACGAGTCGGACGGCGCACTCGCAAAGAACCGCACCGTGCGGGCAATTCGCAAGGCACATCGCGCGAACCCGGCCATTGACATGGATGCGCTGACGAAAATGGTTCGACGCAACCGTATGCGAAAGGCCGCTGGTTTGCCGCTAGAAGATAACGACATTACGGGCGGCGGTATTGCCAACACGGGCGCGTCGAACAATTGGCACGACCAGAACAGCAACGGTGACATGCCAAAGCCAACTCGCATCGGTGGGCAAGTTATCGGCGCGCCGAGTCAGACCAACTTCCAGGCGGCGCTGGACGCCATCAAGCAAGACCTTGCCCGCCCGAAGCGTGATTTGGTGCGCACATGAGCACCGCAGTTCGTATTTACGCAGCGGGCGCGGTGACCGATGTGGTGCCTACCGCAAACTGGACGAGTCAGGAATCCCTCGCGCAGTCCTTGATGAGCGGCACGGTGGCGTTTCAAGGAACCACCGGCATCTACGTGTGCCTATCGGGCGCCACGACGGACCGGCCTACGCCGACGCAGTTCCAGAGCAATATTTGGAACAAGAGCATGGTCGGCACTAAATTCTTCGACACCACGTTGAACAAACTGATCGTCTACGGCGGCGCCAGCCGTTGGTACGATCCAGCCACAGGAGCATTGGTATGACTACGAGATTTCTTGCCCCATTGTCGAGTCCGGTCACATGCAGCGTGTTTTCTGACTCGGCGAATAGTTACCAGGCCAACGCGGGCGGCATCGCGGACATTCTTGACTCCGACTTCGTCGCTGCGTTCGAAGCCGGTTGGATTCCGGTTGGCGGCGTTGGCCCGACTTCAGGGCGGCCGGCATGGCTAGCAGGTCCAGCGGCAACGGTATGGTCGAACAATTTGCCAGGCTTGCAGATAGCGCCGCCGCTGTTCTATTACGATACGACGCTTGCGAAGCTGATCTTCTACGATACGGTGACGAGTACCTGGCGCGACCCGGCGAACGGCAACTCGGTGTAGACGAGAGTGGCGTTACGCGCCAGTGTCGGCGGAATCGGCGTTGCCGAGCCAGACCAATATGCAGGCGGCTCCCGATGCAA